TGTAATAATAGATCCAGAACAATATACTAAAATTTATAACGATAGAATGCTTAAAAAGTATATCACCGCATTGATCAAACGTCAATGGGGTGCGAATATGGCAAAATACGACGGAGTTCAATTACCAGGTGGTATTAGTTTTAAGGGTGGGCAGATTTATTCAGAAGCTTCTGCCGAAATTTCACAAATTGAAAACGAACTAATTCAGTCCCATGAATATCCACCAGAATTTTTTGTAGGTTAATATGGCAATAAATCCATACTTTGGTGATTTTAGAAACGAACAAAGACTGTTAGATGATCTGACAGTCGAAACAATCAAGGCCATGGGCCGTGATGTTTATTATATTCCAAGAGAATATGTTAAATTGGATAGAATCTTTGGTGAAGATATTTTATCACAATTTAAACAGGCATATTTGATTGAAATGTATGTTATGGATGTTGTGAAATTTCAAGGTCAGCGTGATGTTGCCACTAAATTTGGTATTGACATCACAGACAAATTAGATCTTCAAGTATCTATTACTAGATTCAAACAAGAAATATATTCTAAAAATTCAGATATTTTTAAACCAAGAGAAGGTGATTTAATTTATTTTCCACTTTCTAAACACTTATTTGAAATAAATGTTGTGGAAGATGAAATTCCATTTTACCAATTTGGTATTTTGACAACTTATACACTTAAGTGTGAACTCTTCTCTTACTCTAACGAAACCATCGAAACAGGAATTACTGAAGTGGATGAAGTCGAAACGAAGAGGAAAATGTATCTTTCACGTATTACTTTGGGTAACTCTGCTTCATCTTCAACTATATTTAAGGTTGGTGATATTGTTTATCAAGTCGCTGGTGTTACAAATGGAAATTATGTTGATGCGACATATACAGCAGTTGTTGCTGATTTTGTTAACGGTGCGACAAAATATGTTTATGTCTCTGATGAAACTGGAACTCTACAACTAGGTGCATCTACACAAACAATTATAGATAAACCTAAAAATGTTAAATATTATGTCACAGCAAATAATACAACGACAATAAATGTCACTAAAGATCCTAAGATTCTTGAATCTGGTGGTGATAATAAAGAACTTGATGTAGATCAAAATGATAATGATCTATTTGATTTTTCAGAAACTGATCCATTCTCAGAAGGCAGATATTAATGTTTACTAAACTAGAACCATTTTACAATAAATCTATACGAAAGACTGTTGTAGCCTTTGGTTCTTTATTTAACCAAATCTATTTTAATAGAACTGATGCTTCTGATAATGTAATTGAAACTTCAAGAGTTCCATTAATATATTCACCAAAAGAAAAATTTATTCAAAGATTAAAATCAGAAACAAGTTTGACTGATGAAACTCATACAAGAATGAATTTACCTAGAATGGGATTTGAAATCACTGGTTTTCTTTATGATTCCCAGAGAAAATTAAATAGATTAAATCAAAAAATCTCTACTATTGATGGTGTTATTACAAGCAGTTATATAGAAGTTCCTTATAATATAAACTTTGGTCTTTATTTATTTTCTAGAAATTTAGATGATAATCTACAAATAGTTGAGCAAATATTACCTTACTTTGCTCCTGATTTCACAGTAACTTTAAATATGAATCCCCTAAACCAAAAGGTGGATGTTCCAATAGTTTTAAATAGTTTAAATATTGTTGAGGATTATGAAGGAGATTTTGATACCAGAAGAACTGTAAATAGCGTTTTTGACTTTACAGTTAAAACATATCTTTATGGTCCAATAAAGGAATCTTCAACAGTTCTTATCGAAGATGCAAATATACGTCTATACGATGGTCAAAATACTGTAGCCGAATCTATTAAGATATTTGATGTTGGATATACAGGAAATTCGTCTACAATGAGTGGAATAACATATTATGAAAACCCCTGATGAAGAACCAGTTGAAAAAATTTCAAAAGCTTTAGATGTTTTTTATGATCCTGTGCAAAGCCCAGCCAAAGAAATAAAATCTGAAGTCAAGAAAATCAAAGCAGAAAAACTTGATGTTGATTTTTCTTTAGCCAGAAGCAATATGAAAGAGCTTCTGAATAATGGAATGAATGCTTTAGACGGGATTATGAAAGTCGCTGAGGCCAGTGATTCCCCGAGAGCCTATGAAGTAGCAGCATTATTGATAAAAACATTATCAGATGTTAATAAAGATTTAATCGGTATTCATGAGAAAAATGCGAATATCCAAAAAGAAAAAATTACAAATATAACAAATAATTCTATTTACGTTGGATCTACTACAGATTTACAAAATTTAATTAATAAAGAAAGAGCGCAAAACAAAGATGGTGATCAAACAGAGTAGAGGTCCAGGCTATCTTGGTAATAAAAATCTTAAGCCAGCTGGAGTTAAGCTTGAATTTACACAAGAACAAGTTGAAGAATATATTAAATGTGCGAAAGATCCTATCTATTTTGCCAAAAAATATGTTAAGGTTGTAACTCTTGATAAAGGTGTCACTCAATTTGATTTATATGATTACCAAGAACGCTTGGTAGAAAAACTTTGTAATAATCGCTTTGTGATCGGAAAACTAGCCCGACAGTCTGGTAAAACAACAACTGTTGGTTGCTGCTATCTTTTACATAAAGTTTTATTTAATCAAAATATGAGTGTGGCTATTCTAGCTAATAAATTAAATACTGCTAGAGAAATTCTATCTCGTATTCGTGAAGCATATGAGCATTTACCTTGGTGGCTACAGCAGGGTATCATGGAATGGAATAAAGGTTCTATTCAATTAGAAAATGGATCTAAGATTCTTGCATCTGCTACCTCGTCATCTGCTATTCGTGGTGGAAGTTACAATATAATTTTTTTGGACGAATTTGCATTCGTTCCAACAACCGTAGCAGAAGAGTTCTTTTCATCTGTTTATCCAACCATTACTGCTGGTCAGAGTACTCAAATGATAATCATTTCTACCCCGAAAGGGTTGAATATGTTTTATCAATTATGGAAGGGTGCTACTTCTAAGCAAAATGAATATGTGCCATTTGAGGTAAATTGGCAAGAAGTACCTCAATACCCAGGTGGTCCATTGCGTGATGAGGCTTGGAAAGAACAACAAATCAAGAATACTTCAGAAAGACAGTTTGATGCGGAATTTAACTGTTCATTCATTGGCTCTGCCAATACATTAATTGATGCTCAAAAATTAAATCAGTTAAGTTATGGTAAACCAAAACAAAGAAATGCTGAAGGTCTTTTAATATATCAAGAACCAGTAAAAGGTGTAGAAGATAAAGGTACTAAAGACAGAGACTATTTTATCACCGTAGACGTTGCCAGAGGGCAAGGTGGTGATAATAGTGCCTTTACCGTGTTTGATATATCAGACATGCCATATCGAATCGTAGCACGGTTTAAAAGCAATACAGTGTCACCTTTACTTTTACCATCATATATTCGTTCTGTTGGTAAGAAATATAATACAGCACATGTTCTTGTGGAAGTAAATGATATAGGAAGCCAAGTAGCTGATATCTTACACTATGATCTAGAATATGAAAATTTGGTCAAAGCGGCATTTAAGGGCCATAAAGGACAAACAATAACCGAAACTGGAATGGGAGCAAAGCGGGTACAACTTGGTGTACGCACAACAGTTCCTGTTAAAAAATTAGGATGTGCTGTTTTAAAGAATTTAATAGAACAAGATAAGTTGTTGGTTGAGGATGCAGATACTATTGATGAATTGACAACTTTCATAGCAGATGGTCAATCATTTGCTGCCGATGAAGGTCATACAGACGATCTTGTAATGACTCTAGTTTTATTTGCATGGGCAACAAGACAAGATTTCTTTGAAGCGTTAACGAATAAAGATGTTCGTGTTGAGCTTTTTGAAAAAGATATAGAAAAAATTGAAAATGAAATTATTCCAATGTTTGTAGAGGACGGCTTCGGTGAAAGAAGCGAGTGGGATGGAGAAGACCGCTGGTTCGATGAAAAAGACCAAAGAAGAAACCAATTTGGTACACAATATTGGCTTTTTTGATTAAATTCTCTAAAATAATATATATTTTAGACGAAAATATTTTTAAGGAGAATTTATGGCACGACCAAATGTATCAGTTACAATATTAGATGAATCACTGGTTGTCCCGACATCCGAAGAAGGATCACCAACCATCGGAGCCATGGTTTCGGTTAAGGGTCTTAGTTTGTTTGGTACGACAGCCGAAAAGAATCAAGGATATTATTTAGTAAATGATATTCCTGATTGGTTTTCAAGACTTCAGACATTTACACAAAAAGAAAATTCACTTAGTGGAGCCAGTGGTGTTACTTTTATAGCTCGTTATCTCACAAGCAATGGTGCTACTGCATGGACAGACGAATGGTATTCTGTTTATAATTTCTTACAATATGGAGCACCATGCTATGTTGGTTTCAATAATACTTCTGCTGGTTTATCTGGATTCTTTAGTCTTGATGTAGATGTCATCTTTGAGGGGATTAGTGGAGCCAGAGAACAAACCAAAGCATTCTTCAATCACAGAGTGGCAAAAGAAGCACCAGCATTTGGTGTATTCAGTCTAGTATCAGGAGATGCGAACGTAAATTTAAACGCAACAAATTTAGGAAATCCAACCGCTCTTGTTGGATTAGATTCACCTGAATTTGGCTGCTTTGTCTATGGTGAGAAAAATCAATTAAATGTTTCTGGTGATGGTGCTACTTTGGTTAAAACCACTTTAGCCGCCGATATCGCTGGTTGCTTGGCAAGAACAGATCGTGTTTCCTATCCATGGTTCTCTCCAGCTGGAACCAGAAGAGGTCAAATTCTAAATGTTGTTTCCCTAACACAAAACCTAACAGAAACACAACAAGATAATCTTTATGATAATAAAGTAAATCCAGTTGCAACATTCGTTGGTGAGGGAACAATTTTATTCGGTGATAAGACTTTTGCAGCAGCAACGTCATCACTTAATTCAATTAATATTTCTAGATTGGTAATTTACTTGAAGAGAACATTAACACCTCTTGCTAGAGGTATTCTATTCGAGCAAAATGATGCTTTAACAAGAAATAGATTCTCAAATGCAGCCGATTCTATTTTAAGAGATATTCAATCACAAAGAGGCGTTAATGCATACAAAATAATTTGTGACGAATCAAATAATACTGCTGCCGTAATTGCTGCCAAAGAATTTGTTGCTGATATTTTAATTCAACCAATTCCTTCAGTTAATTTTGTAAGAATTACTATAACTAATAAAGATTTAAATGACACTCTTTGATATCAATAAGGAGTAAATATGGCAAACGGATTATCGGATTTTAGAAACAATTTCTTCGGGGTAAGACAAAACCGTTTTATGGTTAATTTTACCTTCCCTTCAGGAATAGGTACTGGTCTTGATTTAGATACAGCACAAACAATATATTGCAAAGCCACTCAAACCCCACCGAGTGCAATAGGTCAAATTCCAGTTATGTGGCAAGGAAGACCTGTTAAATTCTCTGGTGAAAGAGTTTATGGCGATTGGGCAATTGTTGTTTATGAAGCAGCTGGAAAGAAATCATCACACAATCTTAAAGCTGCTTTTGAAAGATGGATCGATAGAATGGATGCGAGAGATACCCATCAAATCAACTACAATGTAGTTACTAATTGGGATTTATACTATGATGATATTCAAACTTCAAGATCAGGTCAACCAGGACAGCTTCCAGGAAATTATAGCAAACATATTAAGTTAATTAATTGTTTCCCTACAGAAATTTCTCCAGTAGATTTATCGTATGATACTGAAAATACATTCGTTGAATTTACTGTAAGTATGTCATTCGATTATTGGGAACCAATGACAGCAGCAGCAGGATCATGACATATATAAATTATGGACTTAAATTTATTTGGCTTTTTATTTGGTAAAAAACAAAATGATCCTTTACAGTCAACTGTAGATGATCAGAAAACAACACCGTCTTTTGTTCCACCCGACGATTACGATGGAAGTGTCGTAGTCGATGCGGGTGGTTTCTTATCAACTGTATTTGATTTTGGTGCTCAGTATAGAGATGAAAATGCTCTTATTCAGCAGTACAGATCAATGTCTTTATACCCAGAAGTTGACTTGGCTATTGAAGATATAGTGAATGATTCTATCGTTTTTGATGATACCAAAAAGTGTATAGAATTAAATTTAGATCAAGTAGCTTTATCAGAAAATATCAAATCTAAGATGTTTACAGAATATAAAAACATCTTAAAATTATTAAATTTTTCAAGTAATGGATATGAAATTTTTAGACGCTGGTATATAGATGGTCGTCTTTATTATCATTGCATGATTGATATTAATCGACCAGAAAAAGGTATACAGGAGTTAAGACCAATTGATCCACTTAAGATGCGAAAAGTACGCAAAGTGGAGAGAGAAAATCAAATAATCAATGGAGTACAAACTCCAATTGTTAAAAAAATTGATGAGTATTATGTTTATACAGATATAGATCCAGATGCTATTTTACCGACATCAAGCGTTGGTATGAAAATAGCTGTGGATTCTATCGCTTATGCTACTTCTGGTCTTGTCGATCATGCTAGTAAAAGAGTAATTAGTTATTTACATAAAGCCATACGTCCTTTAAACATGCTTAGACAAATAGAGGATGCTGTTGTAATTTATCGAATGTCTAGAGCACCAGAACGAAGAGTATTTTATGTAGATGTTGGTTCTTTGCCAAAACAAAAGGCCGAACAATACATGAGAGAACTCATGAATCGTTATCGAAATAGATTAATCTACGATCAAAAAACTGGTGAAATTAAAGACGATAGAAGTCATCTTTCCATGCTTGAAGATTACTGGATTCCTAGAAAAGAAGGAAACCGTAGCACCGAAATAACCACTCTTGATGGTGGTCAAAATCTTGGTCAAATGGAAGACGTGGAATATCTTCAAAGAAAACTCTATAGAGCCTTGAATGTCCCCATCTCTCGTCTTGAGACTTCTACTGGTTTCAATATGGGTAGAACCTCAGAAATCACTAGAGATGAGGTTAAATTCTATAAATTCATAGAAAGAATGCGTCATAAATTTGCGAATCTTTTCTTAGAATTGTTAAAGAAACAATGCATTCTTAAAGGTATTTTGACTCAGAATGATTGGGAAAAAATATCACAGGATATCATCTTTAATTTCAATAGAGATTCCTATTTTAATGATCTGAAGGAAAATGAAATTCTTCGTGAAAAGGTAGAAATGTTAAATGTAATGGCAAATTTCACAGGAACATTCTATTCTACAAATTATATTCGTAAGAATATTCTCAAAATGACAGATCAGGAAATAGCCCAAATAGATCAAGAAATAGAAGTAGAAAGACGTAAGCAACTAGAGCAACAGATGCAGGCACAGGCAGCTATGCCACCTGAAGAACAGCAATGAAAGTTTATTTTTATGATAAAGAAACCTTGAAAAAAGAGCTTAGAAATAAATCAAATAAAGCTCTTATGGTTAGATTTAAAGGTCATACACAGGTTTCTATACCAAAAAATATATTAGAAATTATTCAAAATTTGTCAAAAAAAGATAGAACTTTTATGAAAAAATTACTTTCTAGTGAAAATAATTTTATTTTCTTTTTGACAAATTTCATAAAAAAATAAATAAAAATACGGAGAATATAAAAATGAAACCATTAAACGAAGCAGTGATACATTTAATTAATGAAGATGTTGTAAATGCCAAGAAACTTATCGAAAACGAACTTTACATTCGTCTGGGGACTATTCTTGAAGAAAAATTAAAGAATTATGCACCAACAATCTTTACTGAAAAAATGGCAGATAAAGATTATGATGGTGATAAGAAAATTGAAACATCAGAACAAGAATTTCTAGGTTCTAGAGATAAAGCAATCAAAAAATCAATGAAAGCTAAATCGATGAAAGAATCAATTGAAGAATCTGATGATGATCTTCTTGAAGAGGATGCTTTTATCGAAGAATTGCAAGCACTTGTCGAATCAATAGAAAATGATATTGGTGAAGAACTCACTGAATCTGAAATTGAAGAACTTGCAAATATTTTAATGGAAGAGAGTGGCCCAGATGAAGACGAGGAAGAAGATTTCGAAGAAGATTTTGAAGAAGAAGACTACGAAGAAGAAGAAACCAAATAAAGGAAATAAAAATGCTTTTAATAAAAGAAAATAATGATTCAGATATCGTAATCTCTGAAGGTGTAGATAACGGTGCGAAATCATGGTTTATTGAAGGCAAAATGATTCAATGCAATAAACCAAATAAAAACAACCGTATGTACGTTACAGAACATATGGATGCTGAGGTTTCACGATATACCCAAAATTACATCAGAGAAAATAGAGCTTTGGGTGAGTTAAATCACCCACCAACCGCTGATATTGATCTTTCAAGAGTCTCCCATAAAATAGTTAAATTGGAAAGAAATGGTAATGATTTTTACGGAAAAGCAAAAATCTTATCATCTACCCCGATGGGAAATATTGCTGAGAATTTAATCAAAGAAGGCGTTAAACTCGGTGTTTCTACGAGAGGGTTAGGTTCTTTGGTAAAAATGAATGGATACAACCAAGTGCAGCCAGATTTTAAACTTGTTGCAGTTGACTTGGTATCAGATCCATCAGCTCAGGATGCCTATGTAATGGCTCTTAGAGAAGGTAAAGAATGGGTATGGGCCAATGAATTTTTGCCAGAAGGTCAAGTAAATCAACAATATAAAGCTTTAAAAAAGGCAAGCAGCAAAAAATTAGAAGAAACAGCTGCTAAAATTTTTAAAGATTTTATGCGTTCATTATAAGTGGAAAAATAATTTTTGCTAAATAATAATATAATAATTTAATGGAGAATATATGAAACAAAAGAAAGCAGTTTTCGCAGCAAATGGAGCAGGAACAATGTCAGCAAATGGCGTTGAGCCACAAGATGCTGGGACCGAAGTTATTCCAGATGGAACAGCACAAAGAAACATGGCATCACTAAGACCAGGTGGTGGTATTTCTGGCATGTTGGCAATGAAATCAAAGACAGGTACAGCAATGTATCCAGAGCAAGATACAGAAGAAGACTATGAAGATGAAAGTGATATGGAAGAACAAAAAGAATCCGTAGCACTTGACATCTCTGATTTTGCAAATGCTCTTTTCGAAGGTGAAGAATTATCAGAATCCTTCAAACAAAAATGCATTGCAATTTTTGAAGCAGCAGTTAATGAAAAAGTTTCAATGATGGAACAAGCCATGATTGAAGCTTCAAAGAAGATTATAGAAGAGCAAGTTGCCTCTTCAGTTGAAACAATCACTGAAGGTGTTGACAAGTATCTCACCTATGTCTGTGAAGAATGGCTCAATGAAAATCGTCTTGCTGCTGAACAAGGCATGAAGACTGAAATTGTTGAGAACTTTATTCACGGTCTTAAGGATCTCTTTGAGAATAGCTTCATTGATGTTCCAGATGAAAAATATAACGTCGTTGATGAACTCTTCGAGGCCAACAGCGAACTTGAATCAAAACTCAATGCACAAATCAATGAGAACATTGAACTCAAGAATACTTTAATTGCTCATCAATGCGCCGAAGCATTCGTTCAGGAATCATCTGGTTTAGCTGATACCGAAGTTGAAAAACTCGCATCACTTGCCGAAGGTATCGAATTTGCAAGCGTAGATCAATATAGAGAAAAAGTAAGATTGCTTCGTGAATCATATTTCAACGGTTCAGAACAATTTAATTCTCAAATCGATGAACATGTTTCATCAACAAACCAACCAATTGTAGAGTCTGGAAGTGATATGGATTTCATCGTCCGTTCAATTTCAGAACAAGTTAAAAACTCAAATTACAAAGTTAAGAAGTCTTAAAAAATAAAAAATTATAAATAAAAAAGTATAGGAGAAAATAAATGGACTTTAATAGCGTTACACCCTACGACACACTTTTAGAAAAATGGAATGCGGTCATAGATCATCCAGATCTACCCAACATCGATGATGTTTATCGTAAGAAGACAACCGCAGTTCTTCTTGAAAATCAAAGAAAAGCACTCAGAGAACAAGCTGGTTTCTTGACCGAAGCTCCAACCAATGCAATGAATGCTGGTGGTTTTGCAAGCACATCTGTTGCTGGTACAAACTCAGCACTTCAAGGTTACGACCCAATTCTCATTAGTCTTGTTCGCAGAGCAATGCCAAATGTTGTTGCATATGATGTCGCTGGCGTTCAGCCAATGACTGCACCAACTGGTCTTATCTTTGCGATGAGAGCAAGATATGATAGCCAAGTTGGTCCAGAGGCAATGTTTGATGAACCAATTGCTTCTTTCGCTGGTGTTTGCGGTGGTACATATAGCTATGGTTCATCTACTGGTGGTTATTCTGGTGGTTATACCTATAGCAATCCGTTTGGTTCTGGTGGTACTGGTTGGACTGGTGCTGCATCTAATAGAGCTGGTCAATTTAACTATTTCCGCGGATTCCTTACAGGTCAAGCAGAAAATCTTTCCACATCATCTTCCCAAGATAATACTGCTGGTGTGGCAACAGGTTTCCGTGAAATGGCATTCAGCATTGAGCGTGTCGCTGTAGAAGCTCGTACACGTGCTCTCAAGGCAGAATACACCACAGAACTTGCACAAGATCTTAAAGCAGTCCACGGTCTTGATGCAGAATCAGAACTCGCAAATATTCTCTCAGTTGAAATTCTCAACGAAATCAATAGAGAAATCATTCGCGCAGTCTACGCTTCAGCTAAGGCTGGTGCTCAACAAACTGATCTTTCTAAAGCAGGCGATTATAGCCTCTTATCGGACTCCGATGGTCGTTGGTCAGCAGAGCGTTATCGTGGTTTAATGTACCAAATCGAACGCGAAGCAAACGTAATCGCTAAAGAAACTCGTAGAGGTAAGGGTAACTTCATTCTTTGCAGCGCAGATGTTGCATCAGCACTTGCAATGGGTGGATTCCTTAATCTCTCACCAGCACTCAATGTTCAAATGAATGTTGATGATACTGGTAACGTATTTGCTGGTGTCCTTAACGGTAAGTTCAAGGTTTATATCGATCCGTTCGTTCCAGCTGGCGTTGATTTCGTCTGTGTTGGTTATAAGGGTCAATCACCATATGATGCTGGTATGTTCTACTGCCCATACGTTCCTCTACAAATGGTACGTGCAGTCGGTGAAAATACCTTCCAACCAAAGATCGGCTTCAAGACTCGCTACGGCATGGTTGCAAATCCATTCGCTGGTGGTCGTACCGCTAATGTTGGTCTAGGTGATGGTCTAAACACCTATTACCGTCTGTTCCGCGTCCTTGATCTTCATGGTAATGGAGCCTCATAATAAAGGCTGAATGAAAAAATAAAAGCAAAGGGTTGGGTAAAACCAACCCTTTGTTATTTTATAAATATTGTTATGGGATTTAACAATATACCAGATTCTGTTAAGCAATATTTACCTGGAGATTTTTTAACATCAAATCCATCAATTCCAGTAAATACTAATTTTTTAACCAATAATAAATTTATTTTTATTCTTGATAGATGTCCTACATTGGTATATTTCTGCCAAAGAGCAAATGTACCATCTGTATCATTAGGTATTTCTATACAGAATACACCAACAGCAATTCAAATACAAAGACCAGGTACAAATGTTACTTTGGAAGAATTTCAAGTTGGATTTGCTATCGATGAGGATTTATTAAATTGGAAAGAAATTCATAATTGGATTAAAGCAATAACATATTATGGAAATAATTGTTCAATTCTTAAAGAAGAACAACAAACTTCAAATGCTTCATTATTGATCCTAAATAGTTCATATAGACCATTTCTAAAAGTTAGATTCTATGATATCTTTCCTACCTTCTTAAGTGGTATTGATTTTGATACTACATTACCAGATACAGATAATATTATTGCTTCTGTAAATTTTGCGTATTCTTATTTTGACTTAGAGACTATTTAATTATATAATTTTTTTTATTATGACTATAAATGAATTGAAAAAATTAGTAGAAGAAGATCTTGAAATTGATTCAACAGAATTAGGCTCTGAAGCATTAAGATCACCTCAATTACATAATAAGTATTTGTGTTTTTTACTTGATGAAAAACATAATCTAAATCTTATGGAATCAATCTTAAAAATTACAGAAAAAGATAAATGGCTTTACTATACAGGTAAAATGAGTGAAGAAGATCTCAAAAAACATAAATGGGAACCATTTGATCTTGCTGTAATAAAACAAGATGTTGACCGTTTTATAGAAGCAGATAAACAATATTCTGATATTAAAATTAAAGTTGAACAACAAAGAGAAAAAGTAAATTACTTAGAAAATGTAATTAAGATAATGTCCAATCGTGGATGGAATATCAAATCTGCGATTGAGTGGGTTAAATTTACTCAAGGTCTTTCATGATTGAAATAGAAAAAGTTGATGAAAGTTTCATAAAAGTAAAATGCGAAGAAGATATCGCAAGAGAACTTTCATCCTTTTTCACATTCAAAGTACCAAATCATGAATACACACCAGCTTATAGAAAAAAGAAATGGGATGGTAAAATTAGATTATTTAATCTAGCATCCAAAACAATTTATGCTGGTCTATTGGATTATATAATAAAATTTCTTAAAGAAAGAAATTATTCATATCAGATAAATTTTGATCAATCTATAATTGATGAATCTTCTATTGATATATGGATTTCTCAGCAAAAAATTTATTCTAATAAGAAAAAGCTAAAGCCCCACGATTATCAAATAGATGCTGTTAAAAAAGCATTAACAAAGCAAAGAATATTACTTCTTTCCCCCACTGGTAGTGGAAAATCATTAATAATATATTTGATTCTAAAATATCTTTTAGAAAAAGATCAAAAAAAGTATTTAATTGTAGTGCCAACAACTGGTCTTGTAAATCAATTGTATAATGATTTTGCTGATTATTCAAATAAAGATATTAAATTTTTACAAAAAATTCATACAATTTTTGCTGGTAAAGAAAAAACAACAAGTAAAAGAATTATTATATCGACATGGCAAAGTATTTTTAAAGAACCAGAATCATTTTTTAATGAATTTGATGGAATCTTTGGTGATGAATGCCATTTATTCAAAGCAAAATCTTTGTCTTTACTTGTTCGCAAAATGAAGCAAACAAAATACCGTATAGGAACTACAGGTACACTAGATAATACAGAAGCTCATAAACTAATTATAGAGGGTTTATTTGGTAGGTCTTATGCAGTAACTACAACCAAAGAATTAATTGATGATAATATCTTATCAAAATTAAATATTAATAACATATTATTATCTTATGATCAATTTCCAAAAAAACCACTATATGCACAAGAAATAGAATGGTTAATTACAAATGAATACAGAAATAATTTTATAGCTGATTTAGCTTGTAAAATTAAAGGTAATGTTCTTGTGCTCTATAATTTTGTAGAAAAACATGGTATTCCTCTTTATAGTAAGATAAAACAAAAGAATAAAAAAGATGTTTTTCAGATTCACGGAAAAACTGATATAGAAGAACGAGAACTAATAAGAAATATTGTTAATAATCATACCAATAGTGTTCTTGTGGCATCTTACGGAACATGTAGCACTGGTATTAATATTAAAAATATCAATGCTATTATTTTTGCTTCTCCCTCTAAATCAGTTGTGCGTGTCTTGCAATCAATAGGTAGAGGGTTGAGAAAATCCGAAACCAAAGATAATGTTGTAGTATACGATATTAGTGATGATTTACACTATAAATCATATCGAAACCATACGCTAAGACATATGGATGAGCGTTTGACCATATATAATAATGAGAAGTTCACATATAAAACTATAAAAGTGAAGCTAGGAGACACATGAACAAGAATACAAAAATCTTCAAACTAATTAGTGGTGAAGAAATAATTGGTAATCTTTTAAATAATGACAGTGATTCTGTTCTTAAAATTGAAAATCCTATGGTTTTTAAAACAGCAACTATGCTGGACACAAGAGGTGTGCCACACGATGTTACAATCCTAAAGGATTGGATGTATCGATCAGATGAAAAAATAGCAGATCTGCCTAAAGAACAAATATCAATTTTATTCAGTCCAAATGAAAAAACTCTTGAATTATATAAAATTGAAATATCCAAAAGTGATGTATCATCACAACAAATTCTCAATTCAGATGACTTGAAGAATAATTTTGCAAATCCTCTTGATGAAATTATGAATTCTTTCATGAATAACCTAACAGATCTTGCTAAACAAGAACCATCAAGAAAAAGAAGAAAAAATAAAAAGAGAAGACCATTACCACCAGAGCCAGATGAATTAACATTAGAAGCTTTAATTCCAGATGAATTAAAAGAAAGACCGATGATTTATCTTTCTATGGTTATACCACCAGAGTGTATAATGAATCTTATTACTTCTGGTATTCTTGACCCAGAACAATTATTAGAAATAATTGAAGAAGTAAAGAAAAAAAATAATTTTACTGGTGATGAGAAGAAGAGAGAAGATTTTGGTAATAAATTATCTGATTGGAACCCAGATCCTAAATCTGCTGATTACAATGAAGAAGATCCTTTAGGTCCATTAGATTCTTGATTACTTACTATTAGTAACTAAGTATTAATAGTTTATCCCTTTCTCTCCCCACAAGGGGAATTATAATAGAAACATAAAAAGTGTCAAGTAAAAACTTGAAATTTTATAGGAATCTGTTATAATGAAAGAGGAGTACAAAATGGCAGAAGATATAGTAGAAAAAGAATTAAAATCATTAAGACATTACGTTGACAACGAAAAATTCCTTAAATCCATGAATGAGTGGAAAAAGGAAGTCAAAAAGGCCGAAAAGAAAGGTCAGAAGCGACCACCAGTAACGGATTATATAGCAGAATGCTTTATAATGATCGCTGAACATCTTTCTCAACGGCCTAATTTTATTAATTACCCTTTTAGAGAAGATATGGTTGGTGATGGTATAGAAAATTGTATAGCATACGCTCACAATTTTGATTCTGAGAAATCATCAAATCCATTCTCATATTTTACACAAATAATTTATTACGCTTTTTTGCGTCGAATAGAAAGAGAAAAGAAACAATCTTTCATAAAATATAAATGCTTACAGATGAATGATGTTGATGGAAAATTTGTAGATTGGCTACAAAATAATCAAGGATCATCTACTTTTGGTGAATTTCTTCAGCACACATTTTTCTTATCTGAAAACGATATAGAAAAAATGGAAGCCAAAGAAAAAGTAAAGAAAAAACGCGGTAAAAAATCAAAAAAGAAATCATGAAAATTGCTATTATTTCAGATACACATTTTGGAGTTCGTAATGATTCTCCGATATTTTTAAATTATTCTTTAGATTATTTTGAAAATATATTTTTTCCATATTTAAAAGAAAATAATATTACCAATGTAATTCATATGGGTGATTTACTTGATCGTAGAAAGTATGTTAATTTTAATACTTTAGGTCAAGTAAGAACCAGATTTATGAATAAATTCGATGAATATGGTATTACATTACATATTACTTTAGGAAATCATGACGTTTTTTATAAAAATTCAAATCATGTAAATTCTATAAAAGAATTATTTTCCTATGGATATAATAATATTAAATTATATGAAGAACCATCTGATATTGTATTTGACGGTATGTGTGTAGGAATAGTTCCATGGATTACACCAGAAAATTTTGATGATTGTGTAAATTTCATTCAAAATAACTCATGTTCTATTCTATGTGGTCATTTTGAGATCAATGGATTTGAAGTTATTTCTGGTATTCGACATGAAGGTGGTGTAGAAAGTTTTATCTTCAATAATTATGATAAAGTATTTTCTGGTCATTTTCATTTGAAACAAACACACAAAAATATTCATTATCTCGGCACACAATACCAGTTATCTTTTGCTGATGTTGGAAGCAAAAAAGGTTTTCACGTATTTGATACACAAACCAGAGAAATAACCTTTATAGAGAATAAAAAGAATCTGTTTTATACTCTTCGATATGATGATGGTGATGAAGCTTTCGTCAAGGCATTAACAAAAGCAAAATATGATAAGTACAAAGACTCATATATCAAAATTGTTGTTGTAAATAAGAAAAATTCAAAACTTCTAGATACGATGGTAGATTCTTTAAATTCTGTGGGTGTTTACGGAATTCAAATTATTGAAGATACCAGCATCTCATCAAAAATGGATGATACAGAAGTAGATGTAAGCGAAGATACAATCACAATTATTTCGAAGGAAATAGATGGGATGGAACAAATAGAAGACAAAAATAAGTTAAAACTTATTATTAAGGATCTTTATATGGAGAGTCTTAGCAGTGAATAATGATAAAAAAACAGCGGACGAGTTATTGTTTGAAGAAGAAAAACTAGTATTTAGATCAATGGTAGCGGAAGGTGTACTTTTAAATGATATTATTCAAAAAGATAAAGTTTAAGAATTTTGGTTCTTTTGGTAATAATTGGACTGAAATCGATTTAAATAAAAATTCCACAACATTAGTCTGTGGTACAAATGGTAGTGGTAAATCGTTCGCTTTGCTTGATACTATTACATTTGCATTATTCGGTAAACCATTTAGAAAAATTAATTTAGCACAATTGAATAATTCGATCAACAAGAAAAATTGCACTGTCGAATTAGAATTTTCGATTGATAAGGATGACTATAAAATTATTCGTGGTTTATCTCCAAAAATTTTTGAGATACACAGAAACAATAAATTGATCAATCAAGATTCTAAAAATATTGATTATCAAGATGTTCTCGAAGAACAAATCCTGAAAATGAATTATAAAACATTCACACAGGTAGTGATTTTAGGAAGTTCTGCTTTTATACCATTTATGCAACTCACGGCTTCAGACAGAAGAGCCGTAATAGAAAATATTCTTGATATTAATATTTTCACAACAATGAATGTTATTCTTAAGACAAAGGTTACTATTGCAAAAGAAAATATTACAGATATTGTAAATAAAATAGAACTACAGAAACAAAAAGTTGAATATCAGCAAAAAATTGTAGATAATCTAACATTACGTCTTAACAATGATGTTAAGAAGATTCAGGAAGAAATAGACCAACATACAATAGAAGAAAATAATTATTTACAAGAAATTGAAAAATTACAACAAGAAAAAAATTCTATAGAATTAAATAGTAAAATACAAGATATTTTGAATCTTTTTAAACAGAACGAAACTACAATATCGCAATTTGCATTTAAGATATCTGATCTAGAAAAAGAAATTAAGTTTTATGAAAAAACAGAGAATTGTCCTAAGTGCAAAACACATTTATCAGAGAGTCTAAAGAAAGAAAATATTGATTCGTTAACAGATAATATTACTTCATTAGAAACTAAAATAAATTCTTTGGCAGAATTAAACACAGATAATCAAAAAATTATCTCAACAGAACAAAAAAATAAAACAAGAATAGGTAATATTGAAGGTAATATTAAAGATATAAATTCTTCCATAAGAGAAGTAAAATCTTTGATTGCATATAAAAATAAACAACTTCAAGAATCAACAAAAATAGAAATAGATTTATCTAGAGAAAAAGCAGTTCTCAAAATGGAAAAATCTGAATTACTTAAATTAAGTAAAGAATCTGAAGTATTGAAAGAAGATTTATCTTATCTTAAGTTGGCTGGTGATATTCTAAAAGACAATGGTGTTAAGATTAAAATAATTAAACACTATTTACCTTCTATGAATAAGTTCATCAATAAGTATCTAAGATCTATGGATTTCTTCATTCAATTCAATATAGATGAAGAATTTAATGAGGTTATAAAAAGTAGACACAGAGATGAATTCAGTTATATGAATTTTAGCGAAGGTGAAAAGATGCGTATTGATTTGGCACTTCTATTAGCATGGAGAGAAATCGCCAAAATGAAAAATAGTGTAAACTGTAATTTGCTTATTTTAGATGAAATTTTTGATTCTTCTTTAGATTCTGTAGGAACAGATGAAGTTTTAAGATTGTTGAATGCTCTCGGGACAAAAACGAATGTATTTGTAATAAGCCATAAGGCAGATCAAATAGTCGATAAGTTTACGAACACAATAACTTTCGAGAAGAAGAATAATTTTAGCAAAATGACCATTTCATAAATATTATTATGAGTAATCCTGATAAACTTAATTATAGAGGAAATTTTAAAGAATATGATTCCCGTGGGTATGAAATAACATATAATGTGGGGGATGTCGTTCTTTATGATGGTAAAGAATATATTGCCATAGAGAGAAACAAAAGATCTCTTCCGATAAAGAAAAATTCTGGATGGAAAGAACTCTCTGGTGATATAGAAGATTATCATTATTCTGACAGTATTCCCTTAAATGCTAATGTCGGAGATAGGTGGGTTGACAGATTAACTGGTGTGATGTATACTTACATTGAAGATAAAAATGGATTTCATTGGGTAGAATTTTAATGGACAAGAATAAAAATCAACAACCAAAGCCACGAACGGATCGTGGCGTTCATAACAAAGAAAAGAATGGAAAGAAGCATCGACTCAAGCAAGATTTGCGTAATTACGTAGGTAATACTAATGATCTTGATGAGTTTGATGACTTTGATGAAGTTGAAAATTTTGAAGAATTTAAATGAAAGATTACTATGAATACAGCGACACAAATTACATTGAGCAAGACAACACTTGCTATCCTGAAGAATTTTGCATCACTCAATTCGAATATCCTGGTAAACCCAGGAAATACAATCAAGACAATCACACCTTCGATGAATGGTATGGCTGAAGCGATTGTAGAAGAAACATTCGATACTCAATTTGGTATTTGGGATCTGAATAAGTTTCTTGGAGTGATTAGTCTTTTTACAAATCCAACTTTTGAGTTTGGTGAGAAGTCTGTTACAATTTCAGGTAGCAATAATTCTGTAGTTAATTTTGGTTACTCTGAACCACGACTTTTGACTACACCTACGAAGAATGTTAATATGCCAGAGATTGCAGTAGAAGTGAACATTACACAGGAAATGTTCTCTGAACTTAGTCGAGCAAGTTCTATCATGCAATTACCTGATATTTCATTCACTGGTAATGAAGATGGTATCTTCGTTGAAGTATCAGATAGGGCTGATCCATCAAGTAATAGTTGTAAGATTCGTCTTGATGACAACTTAGATGATAAGGACTTTGCATTCCATTTCAAGATGGATAATATTAAACTCCTTCCAGGAAACTATAAGATTTCTTTCGCAAAGCAACTTGCTGGGCGATTTGAGAATGAAAATATTCAGTTGACCTACTGGTTTGCAATGCAGCCAGATTCTTATTGCAAGTGATTTATTATGAAAACAAACCCAGAACACTTTCTCTTTGTAGAGAAATATCGACCCAAGACTATCGATGAATGCATTCTTCCCATGTCCTTGAAGCAAACCTTCAAGGACATGGTTGCTAAAGGTGAACCACAAAATTTATTGCTTTTTGGCACTGCTGGAACTGGAAAGACTACAGTAGCCAAAGCATTATGCAATGAAATGGGATGTGATTGGATCATCATCAATTGCTCTGAAGAGGGTAATATTGATACTCTACGCACAAAGATTCGGCAGTTTGCCAGTACAGTTTCTTTTTCTAATGGTGTCAGGAAAGTAGTTATTCTTGACGAGTTTGACTATTCAAATGCGAATAGTATTCAACCAGCCCTTCGTGGAGCAATTGAAGAGTTTGCAAATAATTGTCGATTTATTATTACTTGCAACTACAAGTCTAGGATTATTGAACCTATTCATTCACGATGTACTTGTATTGACTTTACAGTTTCTCAAGAGGAAAAGAGGCAAATCTGTACACAACTCTATACTCGTTGTGAGCAAATTCTTAAGAATGAAAAGATTAAATATGAATCTCAAGTTCTAGCAAAGCTTATCAATAAGCACTTCCCAGATTTTCGTAGAATTTTGAATGAACTTCAGCGATATTCTGTATCTGGAATTATTGATCATGGTATTTTGGTAAATGTTACAGATTTGGAAGTCAAAAATCTTATTGACTTTATGAAAAAGAAGGACTTTTCTTCTGTCCGTAAGTGGGTAGCGGCTAATGTCCATCTATCCCACACGGATATTTTTCGAAAAATCTATGATAATTTAGCAGAAGTTCTGACTAAGCAATCTATTCCACAGGCTATTATTGTGATCGGGGAATACCAATACAAGGCTGCATTTGTCGCAGATCAGGAAATTAATATGGTAGCATGTTTGGTAGAATTGATGATGAGTTGTGAGTTTAACTAATGGATCTTGGTGAATACTTAAATTCTATTAATAAATCCAAAAAGGATATAATCGGTTCAAATGAACAGGGAGAACGGGGTTATATCCCTTTTGTTATCAATAAGTCACTTTCTTATCATAAAGATGCTATTTTTCATGCTAATTTTATGAATTTAAAGCCCAATCTTGATAAGAAAATGCAGTATGATTATTATCTGTACTCCTTACCAAAGGGTAATAGATATGCAAAGTGGCATAAAGACGATAAAGGCTCTATAGAGCCTATTATGGAGTTTTATGGCTATTCCAGAACCAAGGCCATGGAAGTAGCTAAAATCCTTTCAGAAAGCCAGCTAGAGGCCATAAAAGAGTCATTAAATAAGGGTGGAAAGTCCTAAAAATATAAATAATTTATATTTTATGGAGTTAAAATGACAGAAGATGACGATATTTTTGATGGCCTTGGTGTAGAGATTAATCTTAAAAATAAAGAAGATTTTCTTAAGGTAAAAGAAACATTGACAAGAATTGGAGTTTCTTCCAAAAAGGAGAAGAAATTATTCCAATCTTGTCATATTTTACATAAACGTGGTAGATACGCGATTATGCATTTTAAAGAAATGTTCTTACTTGATGGTCTTGAAAGCGACATATCAAATGATGATATAGGTCGTAGAAATACCATTGTAAGGCTTTTGGTTGAATGGAATCTAATAGATCCAGTAGATCCAGATGAATATAAAGAACCACAGATTTCTTTGGCTAGACTTAAAATTATACCACATAAAGAAAAACAAGAATGGCAATTGATACCTAAGTATCACATAGGTAAGTGACCTAAATAGATAAAAGGATTTATACTATGGAATATGTGCAAGCAATCGGTGCTCCTTTTTCTATTCACTTTTCTTCTAATTCTAACCTAAAACCTAAAAATTTTGAATGGACGCAAGAAGACAGTCCAATCAAAGTTTTTATTGATTCTGCTATTCCACATGGAATAAATTATAGGAAAAAACCAGATGAGAAAAAAATTGCATGGATCTGTGAATCAAGGGCTATTTTTCATGCTTGGTCATTACCTCGCAGTGTGCTTGATCAACTCATCCCACAACTTGAAGAAAGTTATGATGCAATTTATTTTGCAGATAGGGAATATTGCAAGAAAAGTTCGAAATTTCATTTCTCATTTGCTGGAAGTAACTTACCTTGGGTAAAAGAACATAAAGTTTTTTCAAAGTCTAAATTATGTTCGATGTTTGCTTCATCGAAAAAAGTAACTCCTGGTCATGCTTTACGCCACCAAATAGCTGAGAATCTTAAAAGTAAAATTGATATATTTGGTGGAGCAGCCAACAGTCAAAGAGTTGGTTCAGCAGATTCACCATGGGATTCAAAATTTCAATATCTTAATGATTATATGTTTCAGATTGTCATAGAAAATGACAAGTATGAAACTTATTTTACAGAAAAATTAACAGATTGTTTTGCAACTGGAACTATACCAGTATATTGGGGTGCTCCTGATATTGGTAAGTATTTCAACACAGATGGTATGATAATAATCAATGATCAAATAGATTTAAATTTATTGACATCTGATTATTATTATAGTAAAATAGATGCAATAAAAGAAAATTTTGATATAATACAAAAAATGCGAGGGTCAGATGATATCCTTTATGATCTGATAAAACAACTATGAAAACACCTTTAGTAAGTTTTTTTGCTGATATAGATGGTAGAACATATTATAGCGATCATGCAAAGCGATTCATTAAAAATTGTAAAGATTTAAATATTCCCTTTATAATAAGAGAACTTCAATCTAAAGGTGATTATAGATCTAATTGCTTATCAAAACCAAGATTTATTTATGAAATGGCAAAGGAAATTAATATTCCATTTGTATGGATGGATATTGATACTATTATCCATAAAACTTTAAATGTATTTGATGATTTAGCAGCAAATTGTGATTTAGGATTTGCTTTTCCTAAAACTCCAACTAAAGAAGATCCCTCAATGTCCTTGCCAAAGGCATCTCCTATTTTTGTAAATAATACAGCAGCTTCTATTGAATTTTTGTATGAATGGATGAAATTATCCGAACAGGTAAAAAATCAAGATGTTAAATTATTTGATCATGAAATTTTAGTATCTTTATTTTTGAAAAATACTAAAAAAATAAGAATTGCATGTTTACCAAAAGCATATTGTATATGGCCAGGTGAAGAATATAATGGTGAGAAATATATAACAATGGGTTTGGCAGATAGTGAATCAAAACAACAAACTTTAAAAGAAATGGGATTTGATGATTCTGCTATAAAATATCAAAGTGTTGGTAATAAATTTATAGAAACTTAATTATGAAATTTTTAACACAATTAAATTCTGGCTGCATAAAAATATGCAGAAATATGTTAAAATCTGCCGAGCTTGTTGGTTTAAATAAAGATGATTTTATTATTGCTTGTTTAGATAAAAATGCTTATGAAAATATGAAAGATTATAACGGAGCATTTTTATATGATAATATTGATTTAAAAGAATACCAAAACTGGTCATTTGATTCGAATAGCACATTTAGAAAAATAGTTAAAAATAAATGGAAATTGATTAAAGAAACTTATTCTAATTATAAGAATCTTTGTTGGGTCGATACTGATATTGTATTTAAGCACAATCCATTACCAATTATAGAAAATAATACACACATACTTTTTCAATGTGATATACCTGGTTCATATATTTGTTCTGGGTTTATGGTATTTAATGATACAAAAGTATGTGAAGAATTAATATTTGAATGTGGTGAAAATACTGAAGAAGATGATCAGATTCTTATTAATACAAAAGTTATAAAATATGCAAATAATTGCAGATTATTAGATCAAGATTTTTTTCCAAATGGTTTTGTTTATTATAGACAAAATAGAAAAAATAAAGCCATTATAGTTCATAATAATCATATGGTTGGAATAGAAGAAAAAATTAGTAAATTTAAAGAAAATGGATTATGGCATCTATGATTTATACAGAAAAACAATTTAGACCTATTCCAGAATATCCAGTATACCCACCATATCATAAAGGTGAATATCTTGAAGATTATTTTTTTACAAGATTCAATAAAGAAAATCCAGATATTTCTAGAAATTATATTGGAATAAGTTGGACAACTTTATATTGTGATAATAAAAGACAAGGATTACAAGAATATTTAAATAATCTTCCAAGAGATAAAAAATACTTTACAGTAAGTCAACACGATGATGCACCGATTGAAAATTTACCACCAGATACTATTTGTTTTTCTGCTGGTGGTAATATAAGAGGAAATAATATAACTTCTATTCCATTAGTATGCTCTAAAATTCCTATAGAACTTCCAAATGATATAGATAAATCAATTCTTGCTTCTTTTGTTGGTTCAGCAACTCATCCAATAAGAATTAAAATGATAGAAGCATGTAAAGAAAATAAAAATATTATCATTTACATGAAAAATTGGACACCAGCGGTAAATCAAAACGAATTTGATACATTTATTAATCTTACTGCACATAGTAAATTTTGCTTATGTCCCCGTGGATATGGTTTAAATAGTTTTAGATTATATGAAGCTATGCAATTAGAAAGTATTCCTGTCATAATAACAGATAATTTTTACTTACCTTGGCAAGATGAGTTAAATTGGAATGAATTTTCTGTATTAATTTCTGAGCAAGAATTACCAAATATTTCTAATATATTATTAAAATATAATGATGATGAAATATTAAAAATGAGAGATAAACTAAAACAATTATGGAAAACTCATTTTTCATTGGATGGAATGTATAATAATATTATTAAGAGATTAAAATGAAAATAAGTATTAATACTTTATATTGGGATAACACAAATCCCGAAATAATTGATGCACATAAAAAGGTGATGGATTATTTTAATTTAAAAGTAAATTATACACAAGCCAATATTCATCATGGAAAATGGATAGACTCTATCTTTGAAAATGATATTAATAGTGATATTTTTATCTTTATCGATGCAGATTGTATTCCATTAAAAGGAGAGTATATAAGTGAAGCCATTAAGTATTGTGCAAATGGTTATATGGTCGGAAATGCACAAGTTACAAATTGTATAAAAGCAAAACATGATTTATTTTGTGCTCCTTCATTTCTTGTTATAAGTAGACCATATTATGAAAGAATTGGTAAACCTAGTGCAGTAAATAATAAACGATCTGATATTGCTCAGGAATTTACAAGAGCAGCAGTTGACGCAGAGTTACGATTAAAAATGAATTTTCCAACATCATTTCAATCAACACCATCTGGAGGAATCTGGAGATTAACTGGATATGGATATTATGGAATTGGTACAATTTTTGATGAAAAGATGTACCATTTGTTTCAAACTAGATTTCAGCAAAATATCGAATTATTCAAAGACACCGTGCGATGTGTTTTGAAAAATAATCTATCTTCTATAAATAGAAAGTACAACTGTCGTGATGAATATATGGGAATACTCCCGATAGAGGATGATTATGGGTATTGATATACAAACAGTTATATTACATTGCAAAAGATTAGTTGATCGTAAACAAAATATGTTAGATCAAATGAATAAATTTAGATTTTCAAACTATTCATTTTTTGAAGATTATGATGCAAATGAATTAACCGATCAATTTATTAAAACACATTATGTTTCTGGTATAGAAGATTCACATGAATGGACAAAAAAAGTAAGTCTTTGGGGTTCAGCAGCACTTGGATACCATCCAAAAAAATGTAATTCTGCTGAAATATCCTTGACTATTAAATTTGGAAAAGTATTCCAACAACTAAGTAAAGTTGATGCTAATATGTTCATACTTTTTGAGGATGATGTTATTCTTTGTGATGATTTCAATGAACGCTTTCATCAATATCTTTCACAAACACCAGATGATTGGGATGCTATTTATTTTGGAAGCGGTGCAAATCTAAAGCCATCAAGTATTAATACAAATCAAATTGCTTACTTGAAATCTCATCCAGCATCAAGATGTGCAGATTCGATTATTCTTAAAAAGAAAACTATTGAAGATTTAGCATCGACTTGGTTTCCTTTTAATTTGGTTTCTGATTGGGAACTTGGATATCAACACCACAACCATAATCATAAAATTTATTGGTGGGAACCGTCTTTGGTTAAACAAGGATCTGAGTATGGCAAATTTAAAAGCACATTGAGATAATAAAATGGGTGAACTTTTACCAGATTTAATACATTCTGACTTAAATTTTAAAAATGGATTCTACATTGAAGCTGGTGCTAATGATGGAATTAGACAATCTAATACTTTATATCTTGAGAAAAATTTAGGATGGAAAGGAATTTTAATAGAACCAAATATAAAAAAAATGCTTACTTGTAAATATTATAGAGATCCATCTAATTTTTTTTACAACTGTGCATTATCTTCAGATGAAACTATTGATTCTATTAGTGGAAATTTTAATGAAGATTGTAGCGGTGAGAGTCTAATGGCATGTTCATCTGCATTGCTTAGTTTAGATTATTATGACGAAATATTTAAAAATGAAATAAAACAAAAAATAAAAACTAGGGAACAAATTTTAGTTCCAGCAAAAACTTTAAATTCAATATTAAAAGAAAATAATATTATTCATGTGGATTTTTTATCTTTAGATTTAGAAGGATATGAATTAGAAGCTCTTAAAAATTTTAATTTTAATGAATTTAATATAAATTATATTTTAATAGAAACTGCGGCGCGACCATTATATAAAGAGAGTGTTTATTCATTTATGAAGTCTAAAGGTTATATTTATTATGAGAAAATTAGTAATAACGATGATTTATTTAAAAAGGAAACTATATGAAAATTGCATTTCATAGCTCACAATTGGGTATTCGTGGTACAGAAGTAGCAATGTTTGATTATGCGAAATATAATCAAACATTGCTAAATAACGAAAGTGTTATTTTATATAATAAAAATTCACAATTGAATGATATATCTGCTATAGAAAAATTTAGTAAATTGTTTCCAGTTTTTGGATACAATGATCCTAGTGAAATTGATTATATTTTAGAATCAAATAAAGTTGATTTTTTTTATGCAATTAAAGCAGGTCACAAAGATAATATTCAACCCGACTCATGTAAAACTGGAGTACATGTAGTATTTCAATTTTTTGAACCACATGGGGATATATATGCATATGTGGCAAAATGGGTTTCTGAAAAAATAACAGGTGGAAAATATCCAGATGTTCCTCATATGTTTGATATGCCAGAACCTAATGAAACAAAGCAACAAACTAGATTGAAATATGGTATACCAAATGATGCTATTGTGTTTGGTCGTCATGGTGGTTCTGATGAATTCAATATCGGATTTGCACTCCAAGGGATTATTGATATTGTTAATTCTAGAAAGGATGTTTATTTTGTTTTAGTCAACACTAATGTATTTTACAAACATCCACAGATAATTCATTTAGATAAAATTATTGATATGCAAGAAAAATCAAATTGGATAAATTGTTGTGATGCCATGGTTCATGCTAGACAAATGGGAGAAATTTTTAGTTGTTCCATAGGAGAGTTTTGCTATCACGGAAAACCTGTGCTTTCTTGTCCATACACAACCCACGATATTGGTCATGTTTTATTTTTAGGAGATAAAGGATTGTGGTATAGATCTAAAGAAGAATTTGTTGAGCAAGTAAATAATTTTAATAGAAATAAGATTGATTTTGATTATTATGCTGATATAGTTCGTCCATATAATCCAACAAACGTGATGAATAAATTTAAAGAGGTATTTTTAACATGAAATATAATATTACAATTTGTATTCCTACACATTCTATTAAAACAGAAACTAACGGTCAATATATTGGAATAAACCAAATAATACCAAGCGCACCTAGTGCTAAATTAGTTCATGGTGTAATTCATGATCTATTATTAAAAACAAACTTACCAAACGATATTAATATTCATATTGGATTTGATAAAAGAAAAAATAGAAAAATAGATCAACAATATGAAGATAACTTAACTAATCTTAAAAATACTTATCCAAATTTAAAAGTAATAGTTAATGAATCTGAAATTGATGATCCAATAATTACTGCTCCAAATAACTTTATAAAATTAATTGATTCAGTTAAAACTGATTATTATCTATTTTGGGAACATGATTGGATTTTTAATAATTTTATTGATCTCATTGAAATATTACATGAAATGGAAAATAATGACAATATAAATTGGATACGATTTAATGCACATAAAAATAATAATGATATTGTTGATTTTATTCCAATAAAATATAAAGACGAAAAGATTTCTGACAAAATACCCTTACTAAGAACTACCCAATGGTCAAATAATCCTTATATTTGTAGAACTGAAGTATTTCAAAAATGGTGGAAAACTTTTATTTATCCTACATACGAAGAGGGTGGATTTGTGGAAGGACCGCTTAATGTTTTTTATAAATATTATGCAAATAAACAGGGAATTGATCAAGCAATTAAAAATTTCAAATGTTTTATTTATGGAAATTGGAATGATGAACCAATTGTTAGTCACTTAAATGGATATAGAGTTATTTGATATGTTTACTGTAATTATACCAACATTATGGAAAGTTGATTTTAAAAATGAATTATTAAAACTTCAAGAATGTAATATTATAGGAGAAATAATTTTAATTGATAATGATAAAAAACAAACTCCAGAATGGTTGAATAAATTAAATATTAATAAATTAAAAATTATTCAACCACCAGAAAATTTATATGTTAATCCTTCATGGAATCTTGGGGTAAAGATTGCAAAAAATAAATATATTATTTTATTAAGTGATGATGTTGTTGTTGATAAATATGATTTTTTAGATATAACTTTTGAAGAATTGGAAAAAGAAAAATCTATAATAGGTATAGATGTATCATGTTATAGTAATTTTTCTGATACAGTGATTCCTACTTTTAATGATATAACACATACAGATCGAACAATTGGATTTGGTTCTATGATGTTTCTTGAAAAAAAATTATATAAAGATATTCCTTGTGAATATTTAATATGGAGAGGGGATGATTTTTTGATTGATCTTTTTAAACACAGAAATAATAAAGTAAAAACTATCTCCAATTTAAATATGAGTAAATCTCGAATGTCAGTAACAGCAGATCTTCCAGAATTTGCATGGAAAGAAAATAAGGAAGGTCCAAAAGAAAAATATCAACAATATTTAAAGGAATATTTGAATGAAGATTGCTGTAGCATATCATTTTGATGAAAATAAACCTGATTTATGGAGTACACCATCAGGAATAGTTAACGCATTCAGTAAAAAAAATTATATTGTAAAACAATATGCTTTAGATCCAAAAAATTGTAATATGGATAAATTGATATCTGATGCAAATAATTATGATTTAATATTTATTTGTTGGTGTGGCCCTTCCTTAATTTTTGATAATGAATTGAAAAAATTAAAATCATCTATAAAAACTAAAATATTTTTAGAACTCGGAGATGAACCACAAACAAAAAATGACAATCAAGAAAGAATAAAATATGTTGACGCATTCTTTACACCCGATTTAAGATGTCATAAAGAATATATTTCTAGAGGATTACCCTCTCATTGGATGACTCATTGGTGTGATGATTCTGTTTTTTATAAAAAAGAAAATACAAATAGGAAAAATATTTGTGTTACTTCTTGTATTGGCTATAGACCATTGATTAATGAATTCACACAAATATTTAAAGATAAATTTGTCAATAAGAATGTTTGGGGATATGATAATACAGATTATTTTAATTCTGGTACTTTTACATATCAATTTGCCAGATTTGATGAAATTACTCGTAGAATATTTGAATCTGGTGGATGTGGAAATGCAATAATAACAAATCGTATTTCTCCAGAAACTGGAATTTATGATCTATTTATTGAAGATGAAGATATATGTTATTTTTCTACAGCGCAAGAAGCTTATGAGAAAATGCTTAGATTATATGAAGATCATGAATATAGAAATAAATTAGCAACTAATATTCATAAAAAGATAGTAGAAAATCATTTAGTTGGAAATAGAGTTGATCAAATCTTGAAAGTTTTTTATAATTTATGATTTCTATCTATGGTTCTTCTGGTTTTATTGGTTCTAGATTCGTATCAATGTATAATGATAAATGTATCCTTATAGAAAAATCACAAAATACTCCAAAAACTAATAATATTTTATATTTTATTAGTACAGTTGATAATTACAATGTTTATACAGATCCATATTTAGATATTAATACAAATTTGATAAAACTTATTTCTGTATTAGAAGAATGTAAAAAAATAAACGAAAAAACACCAGTAACTTTTAATTTTATAAGTTCTTGGTTTGTTTATGGAAAAACTAATGATTTTCCAGCAAAAGAAACATCTATATGTAATCCAACAGGATTTTATTCTATAACAAAACACGCCGCTGAAAAATTATTAATATCATATTGCGATACATTTAATATAAAATATAGAATATTAAGGCTTACCAATATAATTGGAAGTAATGACAAAAAAATATCAAAAAAGAAAAACGCAATTCAATATTTAATTAATAAAGTTAAAAATAATGAGGATGTAGAATTGTATAATAGTGGTAAAGTAATAAGAGATTATATGTTTATTGATGATTGTTGTCGTGCTATTGATATTTGTATTACAAACGCTAATCATAACGAAATAATTAATATATCAAATTCAGAACCAGCATATATTAAAGATATAATTTATTATGCTAAAGAAAAAATAAAATCTACAAGTAATATTATTTCTATAGATACCCCAGAATTTCATAAAAATGTCCAGATCGAAAATATTTATCTTGACAATACTAAATTGCTTAACTTAAAATATAAGCCTTCAACTACGGTATATGATGCAATTGATAAAATATTAGGAATTTAAAATGATTGAAATTAATGTGAATTCTGGAAAAGAAGACCTTAAAAAAAATATTGAAAAAATAATTGAAGCAAAAAAGAAAAATTGGATTCCTGGTAAAGATTGGATCCAATATTCTGGATCATACTTATCAAAGGATGAGTATATAGCTGCAATAGAGTGTCTTTTAGATGGTTGGTTTGCTCTTGGTGAAAATGGAGTTAGATTTGAAAGAGATTTTAAAAGTAAATTAGGAAAACAATATGGAGCACTGACCAACAGTGGATCTAGTGCAAATCTTTTGATGGTATCAGCTCTTAAATCAAAAAGATTATATAATCTTCCAATAGGAACGAAAATAATTACTCCAGCAGCTGGATTTCCCACCACAATAAATCCAATTATTCAAAATAATTTTGAACCAATTTTTGTTGATATTGAACTTGATACTTTGAATCTAAATTTAGATCAAGTAGAAGAAGCAGCAAAAAATGGAGCAAAGGTTTTAATATTTGCCCATGTTCTTGGAAATCCACCAAATATGGATCGTCTAATGGACATTGTTAAAAAATATAATCTTATTTTATTGGAAGATTGTTGTGACGCTCTTGGGAGTATGTACGATGGAAAATTATTAGGATCTTTTGGGGATTTTGCATCTTGTTCATTTTATCCAGCACATCATATTACAATGGGTGAAGGTGGATTTGTTGCATGTAATACAGAACAACAAGAAACTGTTATTAAGAGTTTAAGAGAATGGGGCCGAGGATGTTATTGCTATGGGAAAGGTTCAGCATGTTTAAAGAATGGAATGTGTAAAAAGAGATTTAGTAATTGGTTGCCAAGTTTTCCAGATGAAATTTTTGACCACAAATATGTTTATGAAGAAATTGGTTATAATTTAAAACCACTAGATTTACAAGCAGCAATTGGACTTGTACAACTTAAAAAATTAGAAGAAATAATTAAAATTCGTAAGAAAAACTTTGATCGTCTTTATCAAATTTTTTCAAAATATGATAAAGTATTTCATTTACCAAAAGCAACAGAAAAATCAGATCCTTCTTGGTTTGCATTCCCATTGACAATAAGAGATGGAGTATATCTTAAGAGAACTGAATTTACTATGTATCTTGAAGATAATAAGATACAGACTAGAAATTATTTTGGTGGAAATGTGCTACTTCAACCAGCTTATGGGGAAATTTATTCTGGAAACCCGAAAAAAGATTTTCCCATATCAACTAAAGTAACAACAGATACTTTTTTCTTAGGCACTAGCCCCGTTATAACAGATGAACAATTAGATTATATCGAAGAAGTTGTGAATAATTACTTTCATAAAGCAAATAATATTAGAGTATAATATAAATAAGATAAAAGGAATTTATAATGTACAAATTATGCCTCTCAATGATCGTGAAAAATGAATCTCATATTATTCTTGAATGTTTAAATTCAGTGTATAAAGAGATTGACTATTGGATTATCGTGGATACAGGTTCCACAGATAATACAAAAGAAATTATAACAAATTTTTTCAAAGAAAAAAATATTCCAGGTGAACTCCATGAAAGACCATGGGTATCATTTGGTCACAACAGATCAGAAGCATTAGATTTGTGTAAAGGAAAAGCAGAATATGCGTTCATGATTGATGCTGACGATTATCTGGTTGGCTCTTTAAATTTTAAACCAGATTCAAATGTAGATGGTTATATTCTTCGAATGGGAAGAGAAGAATTTTCTTGGTGGAGAACACAAATCTATAAGGTAGAATCTAATTGGAAATATATTGGTGTTCTTCATGAATACGCTCAATGTGAAAAACCAAATCCAGTAGTTACAAAGTTAGATGGTAATTATAGAGTTGTGGCAAGAACGATGGGTGCTAGAAATCTTAATATCACTCCAACAGAAAAATATTCTAAAGATGCAGAACTTTTAGAAAAGGCTCTTGAAACAGAACCTGGAAATATTCGATATCAGTTCTACTTAGCACAATCTTATTTTGATTCTCAGCAATGGGAAAAGGCAGAAGCTGCCTACATGAAACGTGTCGATATGGGTGGTTGGCAAGAAGAGGTTTATTATTCATTATATCGTATTGCTATTTGTAAGAGTATGATGAACCGTGAATGGATAGAAATTCAACAGGCATTCATGGAAGCATACAATTATAGACCAATTCGCGCGGAGCCACTTTTCCATATTGCCCAGATTTATAGAATGAAATTCAATAAACCAGCCTTGGCTTATATGTTTGCTAAAATGGCAGCAGAAGTACCATATCCAGCAAATGATATTCTCTTTGTTCCAGACATAATTTACAAGTTCGGTATTTTGGATGAAGTGGCTTCTACAGCATTTTATGCAGGACAACCGCTGGTTGGTCACGCGGCCTGTATGAAATTGCTAAAGGAAAATCGAGTTCCACAAGCAGAATTGGAGAGAGTTCATGGAAATTTAAGACAATATGAACAAATATTGGCTCAAATGCAAAAAGAGGCACATGAATATCAAAATAGTAAAAACATTCCAGAAAAAGTAGAAAAAAAGAAAAAATATAAAGAAAAAAGGAAATAATTTTCGATCCCCCGTTGAGGGGGATTTTTTCATAAATATAATATATTATAGGAGAAAATATGTCTAGAACATTTCCAGCAGAAGTACAAATCACAAATCCAAAAGCCATGTTTACTGTTGGTCATATAGGAGCAACAGCGAATACATTTACAGAAATTAATGCTCACGTATCAGGGGCTGGCTCAACTGCCTCTGATGTCACTCTAAATGATGGTGTTCTTGTTAAAAATATTGGACCAAACCCAATCGCTGTTAAGTATACTACCCTAGATCACGGTGCAAATACTGGTTTTAGACTTACTGAATTAGATCAAGTTTTAATTGAAACCAACAGCCTTTCGAGTATTCTCGTTAAGAATATCGCCACTTCAGCAGGAATTACATTTAGCGTATACGCAAACTGAGGTAAAACATGCCTATTGGCCCAAGAAGAATAGAAAATATAATACGAAATTTAAACCCAAAGGTATTTTTCTCAAATACTTTGACATCTGAGGCTGATAGCTTTGTTCATATTGGTACAAATACAGTATTAAATGAACAAATAACACCTCAGTATGGATTTTTGATTAAAAATATATCATATGGTTCCGCTCCATATTTTTATGTTAAATATTCAGATTTAAATCATGGAGCCAATGATGGATTTTTATTAAATTCTGGAGAAAGTATATTTTTGGAGTGTAAAGACTACTCAAAAATACAAGTCAAAAGAGCACCATCTACTACTCTAAATGTAGAAGTAATAGGATACTAAATGTCTAGAAATTCAATTTTAATCGATCCAATTCATAATCCAATTGTAATGGCTACCGTTGCTATTACTAATATAAATTATACTAGTATTACCGATATTGTGAGTGGGATTTCTACCGCAAATTTAAAAAATGGTGTTTTATTAAGAAATTATGGTTTCGGTAATATTACGATTTATAATAGTACAGCAAAAAATAGACAAAGAGAAATTAATCTTATCCCAGATGAAAGTATTTTTATAAATTTATCAAATATTGGTAATATTCAAATCAAGACAAACACAGTATTAGGTTCCACTATTGGTATCGTTGCAAACTAAGGAAAAATAAATGGCAGCACCCCCCCCCCCACCACCAACCACAGGCAAAGGCGCGAATGTTGTATCTGGTAAAGTCAATGCTTATCTAGGAATGACTTTTTATGGCTCTGATGCCATAACACCACCTCTTTTAACAACGTCTAATGTAATTACCTATAATGGGTTTAGTTGGACACTAAGTCAAGGTGTCACAACTGGTAGATTTATTTCTGGTGAACCTTTTATCGTTATTCCAGCTGGTGGTGTTACTGTTCAGGCTATGAGTTATACTGATAGCCGAGGTACATTCTCATGCCCAGCATTGGTGAAAGGTTTTACTTCAGCCGAAACACAAGCGGCTAATGGAGATGGGTTCACCTTCTGGATCAACGGATTTATGAAAAATCCAACTCCTTGGTATGAACAAAGAGAATTTAATTGGGTCGGAGCTACATACTATAATTGGAATTATGATGAAAGAGCAGCGAGTGGTTCCATAGAGAGAAATAAACCATTCAACCCAAACCACAATGGATATGTTCCTAATAATTCTTTTAGTGGTTTCCAATTCTTGCCTACTAAATTAGTTCCTGGTGATGTTTTAGTAACTGGTAAGTCTAGTTTCAACGGAGATTGGACAAAAATGATTAAACCCCAGGGAATAAATGTTTATATTTCTTGGACAGAACCAGACGCAACTAAATGTATGATGGAAAGATATGGTATCTTAACTACTCTATCCACACCACCAACATATGCTGATTGCTATAGACCACCAGTTTTCTGGAATGGTGCATCTTTAACAAATCGTCCAATATTTTATAGACATGATATGGTAAATAGACCAGATAATCACTTGATTCCATTGTCTGGAAAAAATATAAAAGGTCTAGATATAGCTCCGAGTTCAGAACAAATTCAAGTAGAAATACAACAGTGGAATAATTTTGTTAATACAAAATGGAATTCTTCGTATATGCCGTATTTTAGCGGTACAATATACGAAGCTGTTGGTCCTATGCATGATTTACATAATGATGATGTAAATGATCTTGGTAAATCAACTTATGGTGGATATTCAGCCAAAGTAATGGATAAAATGGCTCAAGCTGCTTTTGCTGGCTGGGTAACTAAAGAAAATCGTAAGAAAGCATTAGATAAAATAACTCAATTTGCTATAGATTCTTGGGGTCTAATTAATGCTGGTGGTATTGTCTCAGGTAACGGTGGACACCAAACATGTAAAAATAGACCGTGGAATATTTTATTGGGTTGGCTCTATAATAGAAGTGATATAACAAACTTCCACACAAACACACAACTTTTGAATAGATTATCCGAGGGATTAACTGGAAGCCTAAGTATTGCAAATGCAACAAAATTAATGCCGTTAGATTATTATTATAAGGCTTTAACATGTCAAGATTATTTGCAGCGAACTAAGTTGTTTGGTTCTTCTGTAGTAGATTTTCAAGGTTTTACTGGTGGTAAGGTAACTGATCCAGGACTAACTTTATATCACGGTCTAACATCCCCAAGTTTGCACCCATCGGCTAAAGATAGAGGTTGGTTATATAAAATTAGTGGTATTTCTGGTTCTTATGGTTATACTATTAATAATATTAGGTTGGGTGGACAAGAAGTATTCGGGTCATTTGCTGTTGTTGTTGCTGATAGAAATTATGTTTCTAGATTGAATGCGCTTGGACCAAAATCACAAAAACCACTACCAGCTAAATTACCTCCCGTGACTGATTCAAATAATAATTTAATAAATAGATGTTTTACGACTGATGCTGACGTTGAAGCATATTGGGGCTTTCTATCTTCAAACTTTAGAGGTGCTAAACTTAGAATAGTTTCTGGTGCTGGATCTGGCCCAACCGTTTATACAATTATTGAAGCAGATAATGTTTTTGCTGAACGCAATGAAGTCGCAAGAGACGATGTTGAAGAGGATGAATTGGCAGCCTATAGTGGATTAGCTACATTAAGATATGCTAATTTTACTTTAGATAGAGATTTCCAGAATGGAGTAATTGATAATACTTCTGTATTTGAAATTTATCCAATGGAACCAACAGCGTCATCATATTCGTTCAGTGCTGGTTGTTGGTTTGATAATTTGAAATCTTTCGGTACTACTTTATTCGGTGGCCAACTACAACCAGTTTATGTAACTAGAGCATATAATAATATTTCAGATGAAACTGTAATGAAACATGCTGCTTTGCAGGATTGGTTAGGAATTACACAAGATCAATTTTTAATAGATTATGTTAAATATCAATATTTTAGCAATGAATTGACTTCTACGCAGAAGCTACAAAAAGTAATTGGAAGTGCTTATGTTGGTGAAATATTTGACAAAAAAAATATATTGGGTGGATTAATGGTTAGTTCTGGTCTTGGTCTTACTGGAGATCAATTCTTCCCAACAAATATAACAGGACTTTCTGGGCAATCAGATAATGATCCAGCTTTCTCGTTAGATGGTATTACACTAGAATTTATTCCACGACAAATAGATTCTTATAAAGTATTTGGTGGTAGTGGTATTACCTATACAGGTTTTGGTGCTACTTATACAGAACCTATAACTCCACTTAGAATTTATGCTATAATTGATGATAAGTTGTTTATTGATAAGGCACAACCAGGTTTATATAATCTCATGGACTCATTGAAATTAAAGTATGGTCCATTCTTGTCTAATAGACTAATTATCTCAGAGGAAAGAAGTACAGATCCAGCTAGTGAATTTATAGATCAAGTTGCAATGATAGATTTTGGACAAACTAGAAATCAATTTGCTTTGAGTGAAGTAACAAAATCTACAAAATATGTCAAAGAACTTCCTTCGTTCCAAGAAGCAGCAGCAAATTCTACAATCATAAAAGCAACATTTGTTTCAGATAGATTTGCAATGGCTGGAGCGGCTGGTATTCTGCCGAACTTTACAGAAACTAGCAAGTTAGTTTCTACTAATGGTATGGCTTCATTGAAGAGAACAAATACACTGAATCAAAATGAAGTGACACTTGTATTACCAATAGATACTCAAGTAGAAAATAACGATTTATGGTATTGTATCTCAGGTGTAACCATAGGTAGTGCTAATACTGATATGGCGGAAGAATATAAGTACAGTAATTGGGTTCAGGTTTCTGAATATGCTATTAGCGGAAATGAACTAACATTCACCATTCCAAATCTACATAACGGATCGTTAACACCTAATTATACTTCAAATACTGATGATAAATTAATATTCTTCAGATATTTGGTGAATAAGGAAGTAACACCACAACAATATTATCCTGTAAATGTTCCTTCACCAATCGGAATCACAGTAGCACCATTTAATAATACTAATTATAGTGGTTGGAATAATAATGATATTGTTAAGCTTTATAAAATAGATCTGATTAAGACAAACAATGCTTCTAATAGTAATGGTTATTTAACATACCAGTTTAATAGTAGTGGGTCTTCTAATGACTATCGTAGATTAGCATATAATCACTTCAGAGTATGGCATAATAATTTTTATGAATATGAAAATGCAAAAGGCTTCGATGCATTTACTACATTCATACAAAATGATTTGGGTCAAAACGAACCTTACATTTATCATTTAGATCGTTATAATTATAACGATTTCTTTACTCTGAATAATGTTCAGTATTATTTACCAAAGAGTGACGAAATCAAAGTCAGTATAATTGAAAGTGATGTTGGAGCAAATGAACAATTCTATAACAAATATATTCGTGGTCAGACATTGGTATTCCATATGCCATTAGTACCTCAAACACTACTATGGGCAAGCGGAGTTACTACATAAGTAAATAAAAAATAACTTGAATACAAAAACCGTGGGAGAAATTCCACGGTTTTTCTTTTATAAATATTCATAATGTCATTTAATTTTCCAGCAAATCCTATGACTGGTGCTACATTTTCATTTGAAAATGTGTCATGGACATATAATGGATATGCTTGGCAGAGATTAGTTGGTCCAGAGGGAGATACTGGTGGTGTGGGATTCTCGTTTTATTATCAGCAAAATCCACCAACTGGTATTACATTTGGTACTCGTTGGATGGATTCTGATACTGGTGTTGAATATATTTACATTAATGATGGAAATAGTTCACAATGGGTACAACCTACTAATGATGGATCATCAACAGTAATTCAGGCTACAAATATAGTCATTGGTGCTACCTATGCTGCCACGATATCTGATTATTATATTGGGGTTAGTTATTCTGGAACTGCTGGCATTGTTCTTCCCTCAAATCCAGAAACGGGAAGAATGATCGTTGTAAAAGATGAGTCTGGATATGCTGGAGATCCTTATAAATACATCGTTATAACTGGTGCTACAGCATCTGATACAATCGATAAACAATCATCAGCAACAATAAATATCAATAACGCATCTCTGCAATTTATATACAATAATGGATGGAGAATTATATGAGTTATCTATTTAACGATAAAGTTGGTTTTAAGGATAATTCTGTTGACGCATTTAATCGTCTTAGAGTATCTAATCCATTTACTCTTTTTGATTCTCAGCATAGATATCAAACAAATGATAAATGGGATACCTTTGGTGTTACTGGTGGAACTGCAAATTATATTTTGAACGAAAGTGCCATAAATCTGGTAGTTGGAACGACTTTAGGATGTAAAGTAACAAGAGAAACAAAAAGAGTATTTGCATATCAACCAGGAAAATCATTGTTGGTTCTGAATACCTTTGCACTGAATACGCCCAAAGAAGGATTAATTCAAAGAGTTGGTTATTTTGGCATTACTGGTGGAGCAACATCTGGTGTTCCGTATAATGGAATTTATCTTCAACAAAATGGACTTACATTATCTTTATGCTTGGCAAGTGGATCTTTAAATTCAATAACAACTGTAAATCAATCAGATTGGAATACAGACAAATTTGATGGGTCTGGTGCATCTGGAAGACTTTTAGATGTTACGAAGGGAAATATCTTCTGGATGGATATTGAGTGGTTAGGTGTTGGAGATGTCAGAACAGGATTCATTGTTGATGGTAAACCAATAATTGCACATACTTTTCACAACGAAAATATACATTCAACAACATACATGACCACCGCATGTCTTCCCATAAGATATGAAATTTTCAATGGAGCAACAACTGCATCGTCTAGTACGATGAAACAAATATGCTCAACTGTAATGAGTGATGGTGGGTATGAAGGATTCAGCAGAAGATATAATGTCACTCATAGCGGAGTTACTGCAACTACGCTGACGACGGCAGGGGTGCAAATTCCTATGATTGCTCTGCGTTTGCCATCCAACAGATTAGATGCAGTCGTTATTCCTGCGAATGTAAGTGCAGTTCTTGAACAACGAACATCACCAGCAGCCCCAGATACAGTTCAATATAGAATCTTATTGAATCCAACATTGACTGGTGGAACATGGAGTACGCACTTTAATGGAAATGTCGAATACAATATTACAGCAACTGCTGTATCTGGTGGAACTGATATTATTGGTGGATATATTAGTAGTTCTGGAAGTTTAGATATTAATAGTGTCAATGAATTCAATTTTCAATTGGGTAGAACTCAGAAGGGCGTGAGTGATACATTTGTTTTGACATTAACTCCAGTGAATAATGGAGCAAGAGTTTATACTGATCTCTCATGGTTTGAACTTATATGAGTTAAAATATGCCATTAGATTTTCCAACATCACCTGTATTAAATGAATTGTACACATTCGGGGGAAAAACCTGGAAATGGGATGGTGCTGGTTGGATTTCCTATAACATAGGATTAGTTGGTCCATATGTGATTTCTATTAATGGTGTTACTGGTGCAATAGGAATCATTTCAGGAAGCAATGTAACGATCACGCAAAGTGGAAACACGTTTACCATTTCCTCAAGTGGAAGTGGTGGAGGTGGTACAGGTGTAACGGGTGCTACAGGTCCAACTGGACCTACTGGTTCACAGGGAATTCAGGGACCAACAGGTGCTACTGGAAGATCTGTAACATATAGTTACATTGAAGATGGTAATTTGTATTTTGAATTTGATTTTAATCCAGGAGAATTGATAGGAACTGTTGTTGGTC